GCGGTTATTCGTGAAAAGGAAGAAACACTGAAACAACGCGTGATCCGCGCGCTGGCGGTTTTTTCGGGTTACGGGCGGGTGATGGTTGTCGGTGGCGGGGCGGAGATTGTGGCACCCGCTATCCGCGAAGCCTGCGGAGTTAATGCGACTTTCATCGCGGACGGGGTGCCACAGTTTGCTCTGGTTAATGGGCTGTACGCAATGGACAAGGAGTAAACCAATGACGACACCAACCAGACGGATAAGTTTCTATCTGAAGCCCGCCGCCGTCAAGAACGAAGGAGAAGCATGCGCCTGGCTGGACAGCCTTACACCAGAAGCCCGCAAAAGCGGCCAACGCGTGGCTTTTCTGGCCGGGCTGGCACTTCTGAAGACGAATCCGGCAGAGGCTTACCGACTGGCCGCATGGGCTGATGATGAGATGTTACCTGTGACACAAATCAGCTCAAAAAAGTTTGAAGCACAGTCTGCACCAGTGGCTAAGATAACCAGCCAGATGGCTGGGAATATCCGGGCGTTATTTCCTGAGTAAAAGCATCTGCGCGAAAAATGCTCACGTTTATAGAGACAGTATCATTCCATTTGGCACACTTACTTCAATAATCGATCTGTTAAACAAATAGATTGTCTATTATCTATCGATTAAAACGATCAATTATCTTGACAGTAATGTGCCTTTTTGTAAGATCGTTCGCATTGTGAGCGACAAGATAATTGCGCGGCATTGTCCATGCAAAACGCCCCAATAGCAGCAACTATTGGGGCGTAAAACTCGGTCGGACTCACTTAACCTGATATGCGTGCCTTCCGAAGTAAATCAAAATGTGCGTCGTATATTTTATTGCTTACACGCACCTCTGTAAAGGCACGCATATTTTTCCTATGAGGTAAATAAAGTGCGGGCTAAAACAGGTATTTGCAAGAACCCTCATCGTTATAATCCAACATTTCTGTCTCTCCCTGAATATCAAGGACAAGAAGGTCGGCACAAATGCGCTGCCTGTGCTTTTGAGCTAGGCATAAAAGATGCGCTTGAAGGACGCGCTATGGCTCAGAATGATTTAGTTTTAGCTAACATTCCGTTTAGCCAGGCTGGAACTGTAAGGCACAGAGATGCCTATGAAGCATATGTTCGTGGTTGGCGATTAATAAACAGCAACAATTGATACTTTTGAAGCGCCGATAAGGCGCTTTTTTTGTTTGCACGATAGTGCACAAGTTTGCACAATTTTTTTGAACGACTTTTTGTACTTCCGGCCCGCGTGGTGGCTGGATCCGTCAAGGATCCGTACGTGCACAAAAAAACGCGTTTTTTCTGCGCGCAGGTGACGGGGGAACAGCCCACGTTTCAGGGGGTAAATAGCATTCCCTGAACGATGTCGCAGAGATACAACAGAATGGCCATATTTCTCACGCTGAGCATGAAAAAGACGTGAGAGCTTTTGATTTGATGGGGTGAAAGGTAAGGCCGTCAAAATCGCACTGAGACGGCGAGAACATGCAGTCAACGCGGTGGGATTGCGTAAGAGTCTGACTGTCGATGATGGCAATCAGCAGGAAAGCGTCGTGAAATTATCTGATTGATACAGGAGCTGGAGAGTCGGGGCATAAATTTTTTATGCCCCGGCGAAGCAGCAGACAAGCGAAGCGCGTCAGGATGTGGGCTGGGTGTCTAACAGTGCGTAAGGGTTAAAGCGGATCACCTCTTCGCCAAGCCAGTCATTGATGTGCTTCATGGCCTCCATGACGGGCATCAGCTCGTTAATTGCGTAAACCCGCGCGGCCTTCTCCACATCACCAAACGCACTTTTTTCGCCCGGCATTGCCCCCATCAGTTGCGGCGGAACGCGGTGCGCAGCCAGCACATCATCACGGGATGCCGCCTTAACATTCATGAACTCATCCTTTGCGGTGATCTGCTGGAACGGCAAAATTTGCACCCCCTCTTTGCCCCCGTTGGGCGCGTGGATGAGCACGTTTTTAAACGCACCACCACCACGCGCACCCTGTAGCGTTTCTTTCAGGGAGTCCATGCTTTCGCGGTTTACCTGCGCTGCACCGATGTAGATGATGCACCCGGCGTGGGATCCGTTGTCGTAATACAGTTTTCTGAACATGTCCGCCGAATGAGACAGGCTGGCCGAGAGTAATGCGCCAAGATATTCCGGCATGCCGTAGATTTCCTGGTTAATATCCGGATTCATCAGGTGGCACACTTTGCCAGGGCGAAACTGAAACGCGTCCTTACCATCCTGCACATACCACCATGATTCAAGATCGCTTCCGCGTCGCATGTATTTCGCCAGTGCGTGCCGTAATTTAAGCGGTTCGCCGAGCATATTGCTCCGAAGCTCAAGGAATGCGTTACCGAACACAAACCAGTCCAGCGCCAGCGCCGAGAAATCCTGCCGGGAAAGCAGCGGGTGCGGGATGTAGCAACCGAGCAATACATTGCGCTTAAAGTAAAGCGCAGACTGATGCCAGGACGTTTGCCGGGCGGCTCTTGCCAGACCGTACCAGTCCACCGGGGTTTCATACCACCGCCCGTTATCAGCACAGTACATATTGTCCAGCAGGTCATGCCCGGTCAGGCGATAAGGACCATCAAATGTGAATGCACTGAGCGATGATTCTTTCCTGAGCGCATCAGCGAGATCAATGCGTGAACTCATGCGCACTTTTTTATTTTTTCTGCTCATCAGAACTCCATAACCGTGAAACGCTCGTTTTCTCCTTCGCCGCCAATCGGTTCGTTAATGACAGCAAGCATGGTCGCCCACGCAAGGTCACCGTGGCTGATCCCCCTCGCGCGGTCCGTTTCGTAAGTGATAAAGCCGCCCGGTGTTTTCACCTTACGCACGGCGTTAAAGGCCGCGACCAGCTCGCGTTCGGCGCGATCGTATTCCCACCGTCCGGCACGCATTATTTGCAGCATTTTCAGTACCAGCGACCGTTTGGATGACAGCGTGAAGGTGTACGGAATAGCAGCAGGGAAAAACCGTTTCACTATCTGATAAACAGCCTCCCCGTTCCCGCCCGTCACATCAATGCCGATGTGTTCCACGTTGTAGCGACACGTGAACTCTTCAATGACTCTGGCCTGTTCTTCAAACTCCAGCCCCTGAACGCGTCGCGTCTCCACCGTTCGAAAACGGCCACCAGGAACAGCCGGAGGAACCACCACGGACACAGCGCCGCTGTCGCCGTTGCCACTGCTGCCGTTTGCGTCATACCCAATCCATACCGGACGATTCCCCATCGGGCGGGGAGCAAAAGGTTTCCAGTCTTTCCAGTCGTCGTATCCGTCAACGCCGCAGCCAATCAGGATATTCAGGTTAAATGCCGATTCCCCTTCGCGGACAAACTCACACATGTAGAGATTGCGGAACTCGTCTTCGGTGTTTTCATCGCGAATTTCGTCAATATCGGTGTGTTTCCAGCCGTGATTAACCACATCTTCCAGCGTGACAATCTGCCGCCATGTCCGGTCAGGGCAGATAAGTCCGTTATGCAGCGTTTTCCAGTCCACAGAAAAACGCTGGCGTTTATGCGAGGCCTTTTTCTCGTTCCAGCGGTCGCCGTTCCAGTAGGCGTATGCCTCGTGCGTTTCGGTGGATGGCGTGGAGAAGTAGGTGCGCCGCAGTCCGCTGAGGGTTGCCATAGCGCCAGCCACCTTGCGCAGTTCAGCAAAGCGACTGACCCAGAAAAATTCATCAAAATAAAAATTGCCCGTATAGGACTGTGCCGACGCAGCAGAAGTGCCGAGAAAATGCAGCTCTGCGCCGTTGGAGAGGATGATTTTATCGCCCCCTTTCAGCTCCACATCAACTTCAGCCGCGGCCTTCTGAATAATGCTTTTAAACTGGAACGCCTGACGACGCGACGCAGACAAAAAAATCTGGTTACGCTGGTAAGGTTGCGCCACATCGTCACGCAGCGCCATCAGCAGCGCTTCCTGTGCAAAATACCAGGTCGCCCCAATCTGTCGGGATTTCAGGATCATCCTGTTACGTATCCCGGCTTCCCTGCAAAGGGTCAGGGAGTCAAACCAGCCCCGCTGATGCCACTCCAGCCTGCTGATGATTTTTTCCCGCAGTGCGGCAATCTGTTCCGGCGTGAAATGATTTTTGAGTTTTTTCGCCCGGCTTTTCTTTCCTGTGGCCGTCGCATCCGGCTGGCCATCATGCAGTTTTTTAAGCTGCCGGGTCAGCAGGTCTATTTCCTTGAAGTCACCACCTGTTTTATTCTGTTTTTCAGTAAGCTGGATGAGGCGCGCATCGATGGACTGCGTGACACGCTGCACGGGTGGCGTTTCATCCCACTGGTCACGTTTTTTCCACGCATAAATCGTGTTCGGGTTTATTCCCATCAGACGTGATATTTCTGCGGGCGGATAACCCTGCCAGTAAAGTTGCCGCGCACGCTGGCGCACAAAAGCGTCCTGAATCATTGCTCCCCCTGAGTAATTACAGGAAGATTACCCGCGCGCGAAACTGTTCTCCTTAACCCCCTGTTCTGGCCGTTTTCTTACAACAAAAGCCCTTTGTATCAGCCTGTTACGCTTTGCCATCATGACTGAAGAACCAGTCAGAGGGGCAAAAACTATGGCTAATGAAAAAAAGACATCCCGCAAAAAGTTTCGCGTGGCTGTCTCCGGATCAACTGTTGATGGCCGTGAAATCAGTCCGGTGCATCTGCGTGAAGCCGCCGAGAACTTCAACCCGGATGTTTACGCTGCCCGCGTGAACGTTGAGCACTATCTCTCGCCATGCCCGTCAAGCGAATTTTCCGCAATGGGCGATGTCACCGCACTGAGTACGGAAGACATTACGGAAGGTCCGCTGGCCGGACGTACTGCGCTGTATGCAGAAATCGAACCGACCGAGCGCATGAAGCAGCTTGTCGCGGACGGCAAGAAAATCTATTCCAGTATCGAACTGGACCCACAGTCAACCATTAACGGGCGCGCCTATCTGGTCGGGCTGGCAATGACCGACACCCCGGCCAGCCTGGGCACGGAGCGCCTGAAATTCACGGCACAGCAACGTCAGGCAGCTGATGACATTCAACAGTCATCCAGGGAGACGCGCCGCTTATCTCCGAAGCTATGGAGTCAGAACTCATCGAACTCACCGAACAACGCCAGGAAGAAGGCACCCAGTGGTTTAACCGCGTTATGGGGATTATTGGCCGTGGCCGCAAAGCGGATGACGCCAGTTTCTCCCGTATTCAGGAAGCGCTGGAAGGTGTCGCAACATCACAGGCCGACATTATCGACCGTTTTAATGCACTGGAAACCCGCCATCAGCAGGACAGCCAGAAAATCACTTCACTGACCACAGAGCTGGCAGCACTGAAGGAAAAACTGCGCACGCAGGACGGCGATCCGCAGAACCGGTTCACCGCAACGGGCGCAGCCTCCGACCAGCTGGCTGACTTCTGATAAGACAAAGGAGCAAATTTTTTATGAATCTGGTGATGTCAGATAATGCCCGTAACAAGCTGGGCTGCTACATGGCGCAGCAGGCGTCGCTTAACAATATCCCGGTTTCTGGACTGGTATCGCGATTTACCGTGGAACCCTCGGTACAGCAGCGTTTTGAAAACGCCTCAAAGGATAGCACCGAATTTACAAAAAGAATTAACGTGATCGGTGTGACCGACCAGAAAGGCGAAAAAATCCTCCTGGACACCACCGGGCCAATTGCACGCACGAATACCAGTTATGACGGCACAAAACGCCGTAACCCGAATAACGCTGGTCGACCTGAAGTCCCGTCAGTACCAGTGTGAGCAGGTGAACTACGACACGTTTATTTCGTATCCGCAGCTTGATGCCTGGTCGGCACACCCTGATTTTCAGTCCCGCATCAGCGCACAGATTGCCCGACAGGTGGCGCTTGACCGCATCATGATCGGCTTTAACGGCACGTCTCACGCGGATGAGTCCAACTTCAGCACCAACAAGCTGCTTCAGGACGTTAACGTGGGATGGCTGGAGCACATCAGAACCGACGCCAGCGAACGCGTTATGAATGACGTGACGCTGACCTCCCGCAACATGGACAACACCGTGGCGCACGCGGGTAAGTATGCGAATGCTGATGCACTGGTTCAGGACGCACGCTCATCCCTGCTGGATGAATGGCACAAGGAAGCTGACGACCTCGTGGTGATTATGGGGCGCAACCTGTTTAACTCGCTGCGTCTGCCCGTGCTGAACAGCATCAGCGGCCAGAATCCCAATGCGGAATTACTTGCCGGGCAGCTCATCCTGTCATCGCGCACCATTGGCGGGCTGGGCGTGTTCCTTGCGCCGTTCTTCCCGGATGCAACGATGCTGATCACCTCGTTCAACAACCTGTCGATTTACTGGCAGAAAGGTTCAATGCGTCGTCTGATGAAAGACGAACCGGAATACAACCGCATCGCCACCTACCAGTCCATCAATGACGCTTATGTCGTTGAAGACTATGGCAAGTGCGCGATGGTCACTGGCCTGAAGTTCGCCGACAGCTAATCAACTCACGGCGGGAATCATGCCCGCCTGTAACGGAGAGAAAAAATGATTACTCCTGCACAGCAACACTGGCAGAACGTGATGGCACAGCGCGCAGGCCGGGCGAATGAAGGCGTGGACCACGCCGCGCGTACCGCGCATGAAGAGGTGCTGTATCGTCTGCGTCTGGCACAGGCCCGGCTTAAGGGCGTACAGGCCAGAAGCGCGAAAGCCGCCATCAAAAAAGAGTTGTTGCCGGACTTTTCCGGCTGGATTGAGGGAACGCTGGAGGCTGACGGCGGGCAGCAGGATGAAGTGATTGCCACGCTGATGGTGTGGGCAATTGACTGCGGCGATCTTCCGCTGGCGCTGCGTATTGGTACGTATGTGGTCCGTCACAACCTCATCATGCCGGATAACTTTGGACGTACTGCCGCCACGGTACTGACCGAAGAAATCTGTAATCCGGTACTGACGCAGGCCGGGACGGATGCCGACGCGGATTTGTCCGCCTTTATCGAACCACTGGACACCCTCCGGGAGATTGTCACCGACCAGGACATGCCGGACGAAGTGCGCGCCAAATTATGCAAGGCGTGCGCCTTTGCCCGCCGTGGCCTGAGCGATGCGGACAGCATGGCACTGTCACTGAAGCTGCTGCGCGAAGCAATGCACCTGAACCCGAACGCAGGTGTGAAACGCGAGATTGCAACCCTTTCCCGCGCCCTGAAAAAAGCCGATTCCGCAGCCGCACCAGAAGACGCCAGCGCACAGCAGGCGCAGGACGAAAGCAGCAAAAGTAAAAAGACAACGCGGAAGCCTGCAACACGAAAAACCACCGCGACGCAGAAGGCGAAGCGCGGTTAACGACTGACCCCGTCAGCGGGCGGCGTGCGCGGTGTTCCGGTCTGACTCCGTGACCGTTTACACCGCGCACCCACCGCCCGATTTTTTCAGGAGTGAACCCCATGAGTATGGTTGCCAGAACCAACCCCGGCCCCGCAGAGGACGACATCACCGATACCGATGATGGTGATACCCGTATTTCAGCGGGCGCATTCTGGCCGGATATTGTGCTGCGTGAGCTGCGTCTGGCGATACGACTGCCGGGCCGTGTGACCACCTCCCGCCTGCTGCATACCGCCACCGGGGCCGTGGCACACGTTACCCGCGAGCTGGAAGCGTGGCAGCAGGAACAGCAGGCGGCTGGCCATCAGACGCTGGCCGATGTTCCGGCACCCGTAATTAACGGAGAAAGCGTCAATCTCTGGCACTGGCGCAATGCCGTTTATACCGCCACACGCGCCCTGATTCTGGAGCGTTACCGCGATGCGGACACAACGGACAAGGGCGACCGCCGGGCGGACGCACTGGATATACAGACATCGGATTTGTGGCGCGATGTGAGCTGGGCCATCTCTGACATTCTGTGCCGCCCGCGAATCTTTGCGGAGTTGTGCTGATGAAAGTGAAGGCACTGGAAGGCGACACCGTGGATTCGCTCTGTTTCCGGTACTACGGCACGACGCAGGGCGTCACCGAAAAGGTGCTGGATGCCAACCCCGGACTCTGTCAGCAGGTATTTCTGGACGCCGGGCAGGACGTGGAGATGCCGGAGCCGGAGAAGAAGAAACGAGAAATGATTCAGTTGTGGGGGGAGTAGCAGTGAGCACCATTCAAACAGGGATCACAGAGCAGGTTATTGCGTGGCTCTTTGACCACCTGCCAACGGTGTATGCAGTAGGCGCGGCAGTCAGCATTTCCGCGCTGATGAGTCTTTATGACGGACGAACACTGGTTCAGACCGTAACGGGATCGCTGGCGTGCGGCGTTCTTGCCATGGCCGTGGCCGGGTCGTTGCGCTTCTTCGGGTTTCCTGAAGATGCCGTGACGTTTATCGGCGCATCAATCGGTTTTATGGGTGCAGAGAAAGCACGCGACAAGGTTATTGCGGCCTTTAATCGCAGGGTGAAGGAGAAGGACGAATGAGCAACACATTTAAATTCAGCAGCCGGAGCGAAAAGAATTTGCAGAGCGTAAATCCTGATCTGGTGAAAGTGACCCGACGGGCACTGGAAATTTCGGAAGTGGATTTTGGTATCACCGAAGGGTTGCGCAGCCGTTACCGCCAGAAGCAACTTGTGGCCACAGGTAAGAGCCAGACCATGAACAGCCGCCACCTTACGGGACATGCCGTGGATGTTGTGGCTTATATCGGTAGCCAGGTGTCATGGGAATGGCCGCTGTACGAAAAAATCGCAGCAGCATTCAGACAGGCCAGCCGGGAACTGAATATTCCGGTGGAATGGGGCGGCGACTGGAAGACCCTGAAAGACGGACCGCATTTTCAGTTACCACACGGAGCCTATCCGGCATGAAGCTCTGGCCCACGCTGGGCGTCGCTTTCCTTCTGATTGCTGGATGGGGAACATCCATGCGTCTGTCGTGGTCGCTGGGCCGGGAGAACGCCAGAAACGAAGCGCAGGCCAGCGCCCTGAAAAGTACCGTCGACACCCTGAATATCATCAGCACCGGGGTACAGGATATGCAGCAGGTGCTGGCGCAACTCCGCGTGGAAAATCAGCAACGCAATCAGGACGGAGAGGTAAGACGTGAACAGCTACGCAACGATATTGCAAAAGATGAATGCGCCCACGCTTTGCCTGACGCTCGTTTTACTGACAGGTTGCGCAGGCACGCAGAACGCGCCACGGCCAGCGCCGTCAGTCCGGCTTATACCGCAGACGCTGACCATACCGGTAACGCCTCCCCCCTTCCCTGATACTCCCACATGGGGAAATCTCGGTATATGGGGCGACCGCCTTCTGGATGCACTGGAAACCTGTAACGCGGATAAACGGGCCATTGAATTACTGGAACAGCGCAGACTGCAACGACTGAACAACGAGGACAACAACCATGCTGAAAACTGATTCCCTGCGTGAAGCCATGACCCGTTCATGCCGATGGTGTCAGGCCAACCCGGAAAAATTCACCATTTTCGTGGAGAGCGGCAACATTGAAACGACCGGAGAAACGCCCTCGTTTGTTTACCGCTATCAGATGGTGATGTTTGTCATGGATTACGCCGGGGAGCTGGACGACCTCACGCTGCCGCTGCTGGCGTGGTTATCCGAAAATCAGCCACAGTTGTTGCTCAACCCTGAGCGTAATCAGGACATCAAATTCTCCGCCGTTATCAATGACGATGACAGCGCCGATCTCCTGTTTACGCTCCCCCTGCGGGAACGCGTTCGCATCACGCGCAGCAGTCAGGGCACACCGCAGGCAGAACACCTGCCGGAGCCAAAACCCCGCCTGCCATCTTCCGAAGGCGACTGGTCGCATGTATTCCAGGATGTGACGTGGGGTGAAAGCGATGGATAAGGCATTCACCCGCGTGGATGAAACCTTTGAGGCCATCCGCGACAGCCTGAATCAGCAGGCCATCAATAACATCGCCAGAAAGCTGGCACAGGATTTACGTCGCGCCCAGCAGGCACGTATCCGGTCACAGAAAGCGCCGGACGGGACCGCATGGACACCACGCAGACGCCGCGTAACCCGGATACAGGAACGCATTCGCTTTATCTGGAATAACGAAGCACGCACGCTGAAAAACTGGCATCACGACACGGGGAAATACGGGCGAACCATCACCGGGTGGGATGAGGATAAAAATAATATCCGCACGTTTTACCGGGATGACATCGACCGTTTTCTGGAAATACGCACCCGGCGCATCAACCAGGACAGCACAAAGCGCGTCCCCATGTTCGTAAAACTGCGCACCGCCCGCTACCTGAAAGCCCGTGCGGATACTTCCGGTGTGACGGTGGGTTACAGCGGCGTGGCTGCACGTATTGCACGCGTTCATCAGTTCGGTGAGCGCGATCAGGTTGCGCCGGGCATTTTCACCGATTACCCGGTACGTGAGCTGTTGGGCATCAGTCAGGCAGATGAACGCCTGATTTATAACACGGTGCTGGGCCGGATTGCGGAGGCTGTACGGTGAGCGCAGAACTCATGCGACTGCTGAGCAATATCATCCGCACCGGGATCATCTCTGAAGTTGATGAGAAGTCCTGGCGCGTGCGCGTTCGCAGCGGCGAACTGGAAACAGGCTGGCTGCGCTGGAACACCACGCGCGCGGGAGCCTTCAATGTGTGGCTGCCGCCATCACCAGGCGAACAGGTGGTAATTGCCTGCATTGGCGGCAACCCGGAAACCGCCATGATAATTGGCAGCCTGTGGAGTGATGCCAATCCGGCACCCGGCAAAAGCCTGAAAGAAATCGTGATCAGCGCGCCGGACGGCGCGGTGTTCCGCTACGACGCGGACGCAGGCGCACTGAGCGCCAGCGGCATGAAAACGGCCACTTTACAGGCATCCGTCAGCGTGACACTGGACACGCCCGTCGTGGAATGCACAAACCTTCTGAGAACGGCGACGCTTGACGTCACAAAAGGAGGAAAGATGAGCGGCAATATCACGCACAGCGGCGGCAACTTCACCTCAAACGGCATTACCGTGCATACGCATAAACACGGTGGCGTGAAAGGCGGCAGCGATTCGACAGGAGGCCCGCAGTGACAACCCGCTACACAGGAATGAACCCGGACGGAACGGGAAACCTGAACGATATGGAGCACCTGAAACAGTCAGTCAGGGACATCCTGACCACCCCACTGGCAAGCCGGGTTATGCGACGGGAATATGGCAGCCTTGTGCCTGATTTGATTGACGAACCCATGAATAACACCACGCGTCTGCAATGCATGAGTGCTGCCGTGATTGCGCTGACACGATGGGAACCCCGCATTGCCCTGGATGCCATCGACGTTGTCTGGAAAGCGGGAGGCCGCGCCGGGGTGACGCTGTCGGGCACTGTCATGCAGACCATGCAGAATGTTGAATTAACCATCACGCTGAGGGAGTAAATCATGCCCGCCGTTGACCTTTCACAGTTACCGGACCCCGCCATCATCGCGGAGCCTGACTTTGAGGCAATTCTGGCTGACACAAAGGCCATGATGATTGCGGCTTATCCCGCCGAACAGCGTGAAGCCGTTTCCGCCGCGCTGGAGCTGGAATCGGAACCCCTGTAACGTTATCGCTCAAACCATGTCGTTTCGTGAAATGCTGTTACGCCAGCGGGTTAACGAGGGGGCACGCGCCTGCATGTTAAGCCACAGCGCCGGGACAGACCTGGACAACCTCGCGGGCAATATGAACACAAAGCGCCTGACCATCACTCCGGCAACGGATACCACCGACGCGGTGATGGAGAGCGACACCTCGCTGAGACTGCGGGCGCAGCGGGCGTACGACGGCCTGAGTGTTGCTGGCCCGTCAGGTGCATACGAGTATTTTGCACGCAGCGCCAGCGGTCTGGTGCGTGATGCGCGGGCTATCAGTCCGTCTCCGGCAAATGTGACGGTTTCCATTCTGTCCACTGAAGGCGACGGCACAGCAACGGAGGCGTTGCTTAATACCGTTCGCGCCGTTCTGAATGCAGAGGACACCCGCCCGGTGGCCGACCGCCTGACCGTACAGAGCGCCAGAATCGTGACATGGCGGCTGAATGCAAAACTGTACTTTTACCCCGGCCCGGAATCCGAACCTATTCTGGCTGCGGCGGAATCGTCGTTCAGGAAGTGGCTGGCTGAGCAGGGGCTTATCGGTCAGGACGTGGCGTTGTCCGCCATTGCTGCCGCACTGCATGTGCACGGTGTGCAACGCGTGGAGATAATCGAACCCACACAGAATATGGCCATCAGCGACATACAGGCGGCGCGCTGTGAGTCGTTCACCATCAGCGAAGGTGGGCGCAATGAGTAATTCACTGTTACCACCATCAGCCAGCAGTTTCATGCGTTGTGCCGAAGCTGTCGGAACGCGCATTACAGACATCCCGGTAGACCTCAACACGCTGTGGTCGCCGGATACCTGCCCGGTGCATCTGCTGCCTTATCTCGCCTGGGCGTTTTCCGTTGACCGCTGGGATCGCAACTGGCCGGAAGAGACAAAACGACAGGTGATTCGTGATGCATGGCTGATACACCGACACAAAGGGACCATCAGCGCACTGCGCAGGGCCATTGAGCCGCTGGGATACCTCATTCGCGTGTCTGAGTGGTGGGAGTTCGGCGGAGAACCGGGAACATTTACCGTTGAAGTCGGCACACTGGACAGTGGCGTGACGGAGGAAATGTATCTGGAAATGGAGCGGTTGATTGCTGATGCCCGTCCGGTCAGCCGCCACATGACAGGGCTGAATATCATTCAGGAAATTCCGGGGGATATTTTCGCAGCGGCGGCAACTTATGACGGTGAAGTTATTACCATTTATCCGGACGATTAAGCATGAGTACCACAACACGAAAATTTAAAACCGTTATCACCGATACAGGTGCCAAAAAATTAGCTCAGGCAGCCGAGCCAGATGGTAAGCCTGTTCGCCTGACTCATATGGCCGTGGGCGACGGTGGCGGCACGTTGCCCACACCAGACAGTAAGCAGACCCGTCTGGTGCATGAGGTGTGGCGACATACTGTTAATCGCGTCATCCTGGACGCAACACATCAGAACCGCATTATTGCGGAGCTGCTTATTCCTCCTGAAACGGGCGGATTCTGGATCCGGGAAATTGGTGTGTTTGATGAGAACGGCGATTTGATCGCGGTGGGCAATACTGCCGAAAGTTACAAGCCAATCGTTGCCGAAGGGTCCGGACGCGCACAAACATTTCGCACCATTCTGACCGTATCCAGCACTGCCACCGTGGCGCTTACCGTGAATAACACCATGGTGATGGCCACAGTGGATTACGTGGATGACAAACTGAAAGAGCATGAACAGTCACGACGTCACCCGGACGCCTCGCTGACCGCAAAAGGCTTTGTTCAACTCAGTAGCGCCACTAACAGCGTGTCTGAAACGCAGGCTGCAACGCCGAAAGCGGTTAAGGCCGCGTATGATCTTGCTAACGGTAAATATACTGCGCAGGATGCCAGCACGACGCGAAAAGGCCTTGTCCAGCTCAGTAGCGCCACCAACAGCACGTCTGAAACGCAGGCTGCAACGCCGAAAGCAGTAAAGGCCGCGTATGATCTTGCTAACGCAAAATATACCGCTCAGGACGCCACGACAGCACAAAAAGGGATTGTCCAGCTCAGTAGTGCCACCAACAGCACGTCTGAAACACTGGCCGCGACATCGAAAGCGGTTAAGGCGGTAATGGATGAAACGAACAAGAAAGCGCCCTTAAACAGTCCTGCGTTGACCGGAACACCAACAACACCAACTGCGCCAAAAGGGACTAATAATACTCAGATCGCAAGCACGGCTTATGTTATGGCTGCGATCGCTGCCCTCGTGGATTCGTCGCCTGATGCACTGAATACGCTGAACGAGTTGGCTGCGGCGTTGGGCAACGACCCGAATTTTGCGACCACCATGACTAACGCGCTTGCGGGTAAGCAACCGAAAGATGCCACCCTGACGGCGCTGGCCGGGCTTGCTACTGCGGCAGACAAGTTTCCGTATTTTACGGGGAATGATGTCGCCAGCCTGGCAACCCTGACAAAAGTCGGGCGGGATATTCTTGCGAAATCGACCGTTGCTGCCGTTATCGAATACCTCGGTTTGCAGGAAACGGTAAATAAGGCTTCTGGCGCATTACAGAAAAACCAGAACGGCGCAGATATTCCCGATAAAAAACTATTCCTGCGTAATATCGGCACAACAAATTCAACAACCATGTCTTTTAGTGGTGGTGCTGGATGGTTCAAACTGGCAACTGTAACAATGCCACAAGCCAGTTCCGTGGTTTACATAAGCCTGATTGGTGGCGCAGGGTTTAACGTTGGCTCCCCGCATCAAGCAGGCGTCTCTGAGCTGGTTCTGCGTGCCGGAAATGGAAATCCAAAAGGTATTACTGGTGCATTATGGCGACGGACCTCGGTTGGATTTACTAATTTTGCATGGGTGAATACATCCGGTGATACCTATGATGTTTATGTTGAAATAGGTAATTACGCCACAGGTGTTAATATTCAGTGGGATTATACCAGTAACGCCAGCGTAACGATTCATACATCACCAACTTATACAGCGAATAAACCAACAGGCCTGACAGATGGAACTGTATATGTAATTTACAGTTCGCACATTAAACCGACTGCTGCTGAGGTTGGGGCGTTGTCATTATCTGGCGGTCAATTGAATGGTGCACTGGGCATCGGAACATCCAGTGCTCTTGGTGGTAACTCGATTGTTTTGGGTGATAATGACACGGGATTTAAACAAAATGGCGACGGGTATCTGGATGTTTATGCTAATAACGTCCATGTTATGCGCTTTGTCTCCGGCAGTATTCAAAGTAATAAAACCATAAATATTACAGGGCGTGTTAATCCCTCAGATTACGGTAACTTTGATTCCCGTTATGTGAAAGATGTTCGATTTGGTTCACAGCAATATTATGGCGTGAACAACTGGCAAACATGGAATTTCCAGTGCCCGTCAGGTCATGTATTGACTGGTATTAATGTTCAGGATACAGGGTCCAATTCTGCCGATAATATAGCGGGCGTTTATTACAGACCCGTTCAAAAGTATATAAATGGCACCTGGTATAATGTAGCGAGCGTTTAATATGATGCACTTAAAGAACATAAAAGCGGGTAACGCTAAAACACTGGAACAGTATGAGTTAACAAAGAAACACGGAGTTATCTGGCTTTACTCTGAGGACGGAAAAAACTGGTATGAGGAAGTGAAAAACTTTCAGCCAGACACCATAAAGATTGTTTACGATGAAAATAATATTATTGTCGCCATCACCAAAGATGCATCCACGCTTAACCCTGAAGGTTTTAGCGTCGTTGAGGTTCCCGATATAACAACCAATCGTCGGGCCGATGATTCCGGTAAGTGGATGTTTAAGGACGGAGCTGTGGTTAAACGGATTTATACGGCTGACGAACAGCAACAACAGGCCGAATCACAAAAGGCCGCGGTACTTTCCGAAGCAGAAAGCGTTATTCAGCCACTGGAGCGCGCTGTCAGGCTGAATATGGCGACGGATGAGGAACGCGCACGACTGGAATCATGGGAACGCTACAGTGTTCTGGTCAGCCGTGTGGATACAGCAAATCCTGAATGGCCACAAAAGCCTGAATAAAAATTAAGGCCCGATAGTGGGCCTTGTCTCATTCTGGTTGTTCGGGAAACGTTACTGGCAGGCTGGAGGTGTCTGTAGATTCGACTTTCTGCGCATAGAGCATCCACTCGGTTAATTTTTGTTTATTCTCGTCGGAAATGATACCCAGCCGTAGCTGTGAGTCCCATAGCTGGGTTTTATCCCTGACAAGTTGCAACAGGCTTTGCTTTTCATTCTCTGCCTGCTGCCTCTGTTCCTCCTCGGTATAAGTTCGCTTTATCACCGCGCCATCTTTGAACATCCAGTTACCCGAAATATCAGCCCGTCTATTGGCTGTTATATCAGGCAACTCAACAACGCTTAAACCTTCTGGATTAATTGCCGATACATCCTTATCAATAGCAACAATAACTCCCTCTGCTGTGTAAGCTAGCTTTATTGTATCTTCCTGAAAGTTTTTCACTTCCTCATACCAGTTTTTTCCGTCTTCAGACCATAACCAGATAACATTAAAATTCTTTGTTAGCTGATATTGTTCAACGGTTTTTGGATTACCTGCGACAATGTTTTTTAAATGCTGCATAAGTTACACCTGCGCCACGTTATACCATGTGCCATTGATGTATTTTTGTATTGGTCTGAATACAGCCGGATCATCGCCATCAACAGAGCCAATAATGCCAAGCCCTGTAATTACATGACCTGATTTCTCATACATCACGCCTTTTTGCATGGTCTGAACAACACGAGTGCCCAGGCGAATATCTCGTACATAGCGAGAATCCGATTCAGCTTTGGTATATGCACCAACATCTCCCGCAGAGGGTTTGCGGGTTGTGGTATAAAACTCTGACCAGTCAGCCTCAAATCCATAACCATCTCGCGCTGAACGATAATAAATACCGCCGTTCTTATAATTCACGCGTAATTGTACAGCCGGGCAGCTACCCGCGTTCATATTGAAATGAAGAATTAATGTTGATGCGCCTTTTAGGTCTGCATCATAAACACCGCTATTCCAGTTCCAGCCAACAGCTTTATCATTTGCAACCCTGTTTCCTGTCTGCCCTAAAGCAAATGCAGGTTGCAGGTTTTTCGTGTTGTAGTCTCGTCGCCAGCCAGGAGCGTAAGCATCACCATGATTAATATAAGTGAATTGAGCGTTAGTGATTCCGCCACCACTGGAAGTGCTTGGTGTTGTTACACGGATGGTCATGGCACCTTTATTACCCATAACCTCAATAACGCAACCTGCAAGATGAATAGTTCCACAGCCAGTATCGGTTATAATTTTATTATTGCCATACGACCATGAACATTTGCACATCCAGTATGGGTGATTGAATGCCCCTTGAGAATCCAGCCATTCAATCAATTGTGCCGTTGTCCAGTTCCCTGCACCTGTACTAATAGAACTGTGAAAAGCGCGACATGCACCAATATTTTTTGTGAAGGTATCTTTTCCTGGAATATCTGCGCCGTTCTGGTTTTTCTGCAATGCGCCTGAAGCCTGATTTATCGTTTCCTGCAAACCGAGGTTTTAGATAATGGCCGTTTCTGACCTGCATGGCATGATTTACGCTTTTGGACGGGAGATTCAGCGTGCTGATTGGCTATGTAAGGGTATCAACAAATGACCAGAATACAGACCTGCAACGAAACGCTCTTGTTTGTGCAGGATGTGAACAAATATTTGAAGATAAATTAAGCGGGACAAAGACAGACCGACCGGGATTAAAACGCGCTTTAAAGCGCCTTCAAAAAGGTGACACGCTGGTTGTCTGGAAACTGGATCGCCTCGGGCGAAGCATGAAACATCTGATTTCTCTCGTCGGGGAACTACGGGAGCGAGGGATTAATTTTCGCAGTCTGACCGACAGCATAGATACATCTTCTCCAATGGGGCGTTTTTTCTTCCACGTGATGGGTGCCCTGGCTGAAATGGAACGTGAATTAATTGTTGAACGTACACTGGCCGGACTGGCAGCAGCGCGCGCACGGGGGCGCACAGGCGGACGTCGCCCGAAGCTGACAAAAGAACAGCATGAGCAAATAGCAAGGCTGATTAAAAACGGTCACGACAGAAAACAACTGGCAATAATTTACGGCATTGGTACATCGACGATTTATCGTTACCACCCCGCAGGAGAATCAAGCGGAACAATAGAGAAGAGTCAGAAAACAAAATAACCGCTAATCTGACCATTAGCGGTTTTTGCGTTAAATCAGAACAGCCCTTTAACTGAACTGGCCGCGCTGTTAAGAGATGATGTCACCTTATCTTTGAAGCCGGACAGCATATCGCTGAACGATGAGGATTGCAGGCGCTCCCGCAAATCCTCATCACAGCGTTCAAGGGTCAGTGAAAATTCTATCTTTTTCGCCTTACCGTAGCGATCAAACTCGGAACGGGTCGTATTCGTTCCGGTCAGGACATACATGCCGTAAATCTGCCCAACGCCATCAATCAAAGGCCAGGGTCGTCCTGTATACGCCTGCATGGTCAGCAGCGACAGCGACACTTCGCCACCTGTAATTTCAGGATAAAGCACACCAGAAAGAACGATGCGATCATCACCTGCACCGATATACTGCCAGCTTGCTGAACGGTTAACGCGTTCATTTTTCACATGCCGCCAGCTTTTGTTTTGCTGTAACTGCTGATGCGGCAGCGTGCGCAGCTCAAAAACAAACATGCCGTAGATCATCATCATGGCCATGACTCCTCAATCTTTATCGTAAAAACTGCCACGCCCGGCACGGGCGCGCCGTTCCATTTCTGCCCTGACCATTTCACCGACCAGTTTCGCCAGTTCGCGGGGATTCTGCGTAACAACGTTATGCAGATGAACATGAATTTCACCGCCAAATCCTGAGGCAACAGGTTCCCGGTTACGCGAAGGTGTTGGGGCTGATGCCACTGGCGATCGTATGGCCTCCGCCACCGGGCGGGAGCTGGCCGCAACAACAGGGACCAGCGCCGGAGGCAGCGGGGCCGGAACCACAGGCGTGATATTAATTGCGGGGGCAGGCTTACTGACCTGCGCAATCTTCCGCTCCTGCCACTCCCCACGAACGGCAAGTGCGCGGGGCAGGTTCTTAAAGACAATATCGCCGGGGCCAATGCGTTTTTTCGTCTCATCAACCAGCTTACCTGTGTTATCAGCAATTTTGCTGAGTCTGCGTAGTGTACCGGTATTGCTGTCTGTGAGCGGTTTGTTGTCTTTGGGTTTATCGCCTCCGGTGCCATTGCCATTTTCCACAGGCTTCGGCGGATTGATTTTCGCCAGGTCCCCCTGAAGCAAGGCAACCTTGTCCTGAAGAATGGCCGCACGCTGTGCGTCTTCGATTTTCTTTCTCGCCCTTTCCGCTTCATCCGGAAGCACACCGAGTTTTTCAAGTATCCACGCCAGCGTATCCAGCAACATTTTTGCGGGCGTCAGAACAAGCTGTAACGCACCGCCAAGAACGTTACCGAATATCTCGCCAGCACTGGTACATTTATCCAGCGTTTCCTTGCTGGACTCCATCGGTGACAGCAGCGATTTAAACCAGTTAAACACCTGACTTATCCCGCTTCCGATTGCGTCAAAAACAGGACCAAACCGTTCAAAGGTTTCGCGCAACGGAGCCAGCCGTTCCATAATCCCACTGAACACCCCGGCATAAAACGCCTTGATGGGTTCCCAGTATTTCCAGATGAGAACCGCCGCAGCCACAAACGCGGCAACAATCAATCCGACCGGACTGAACAGCGCCCCGATAGCGCCACCCAGCAACGAGATGGAACCTGTTACCATTCCCCATAGTGCTGGCAGCACCCTGACGACATTCATTGATCCTGTCAGGAGGGAAAAACCAAGACGCAGTTTTGCCAGCGGACCAGCAAGCACACCAATAGCCAGCGACAACGAGCCAATCGTTGCAGTCATTGCCAGCAACGCACCGCCTGCAATCAGTAGCTGGCGCGTCAGTGCAGGATGCGCCTGCGCCAGCGCCGTCACCTTTGAGACCACCTTCGTCAGCCACTGCGTGACAGAACGCAGCGGACCGTCAATCAGATCGGCAATGCGGATACGCAGCCCTTCCCATGCACTGCCGAGTGATTTCAGATCGCCGTCAAGGTTGTTGGCCATAACCTTTGCCGTGCGTTCAGCCTCACCGCGCGCGCCTTCAAGTTCTTTTCTCAGTTTAGGTAAGGAGCCGTCACCTGCCGCATCAACGAGGGCCATAAATGATGTGAAAGCCTCTTCTCCGGCAATGTCCTTAAAGAACGATACCCGGTCAACTTCCCCGTATTTGCGGGTGGCTTTATAAAGGTCGGCCAGCACATCCTCCATCGGGCGCATTTTGCCGTTCGCATCAGAGACGGACACACCCAGCTCTTTCAGCGCTTCTGCTGCCGCCTTTGGCGGTGATGCCAGACGAGCCAGGCTGGCACGCATTGCCGTCCCGGCATCACTCCCTCTGATGCCCATATTCGCCAGCACGCCCGCCATCGCTGCGGCCTGCTCCAGCGATATTCCCAGCTTACCCGCCACCGGACCTGCATATTTCATGGTTTCGCCCAGTGCGCGAAGGTCAGTGTTGGTACGGGTAAACGCTGCGGTGAGTGTGTCACCAACCCGGTCCATCTGGTCAGCAGAAAGGCCGAACTGCGTCAGGATATTTGAGCCAATATCCGCCGTCTCGCCGAGATCCATGCCGCCAGCCGTTGCCATGCTCAGCACGCCCGGAAGCGCAGCCTGAATGGCCTGCGGAGTGAAGCCAGCCATTGCAAGAAATGCCTGCCCACTGGCGGCATCGCCTGCGGTGAACTGCGTTTCAGAGCCAAGTTTTAACGCCTGCTCACGCAGCGCCTTAAACTGCGGGCTGTTCTGGTCGATTCGCGTCAGTGCCTGAACGCGGGACATCTCTTTCCCGAACCCGATCGCAGGCTGCAAAAAACGCCCGGCAGCATAGCCGCTAGCCGCTGCCGCACCAATTGCCAGCGCACCACCTGTTTTCAGTTTTCCCGCGGTTTCCTGCGCGCGCGAATACCGCTCACGCGCACGTGTTACACGCGCAAGCGCCTGCCGTTCGCGTTCAAGCTGGTTGTTGTACTGTTCGGTGCGTCTGATGGCCTGCTGGATGGTGTTATCGCTGCCTGTCAGGGAAATGCCGTGGCGTTTCAGCTCTCCGCCAAGCTCCCGCATTTTCTGAATTTCCCGTGTACGCGATTCATTCAGGCGTTCAAGCCGGGTGCTTAACTGCTGCATCAGCTTTTGTTGTTTTTCGCTGAGCACTGTACCCGTGCGTTGTAACTGATTAAGGGCGTTAAGCTGGCGTCGTGCTTTCACGATGCCCGCATCCGCTTTACTGACAGCGTCACGGGCGCGCTCAAATGAACGCGCCTGACGCTCGAGATTTTTGATCGCCCCCTGCGTTCGCTGGATGGAGTCACCAAACTGCCCCATCAGGCGGCGGGCGTTTTCGGCAGGTCGGGTCAGCCTGTCAACGGCGCTGAAAGCGACCCGGATATCAAGAGTCTTCATTGTCTGCATTCCCGCTGCGAAGTGCCGCCCGCTCACGCCAGCTAACCACTTCGCCGGGCGTCATCATGAAGATTTCGGCGGGCGACCAGTTAAAAATAACGGCAATATCTGCCACAAAGTCTTCTATGTGCTCAAAGCACACAACCGTGATCAGGCTTCCGTCGCCTGTTCGTTCTTCCCGCCAGAGTCCGCACCGCTCAAAAAATTTACGGCAACCACACATAACTGAATAAAGTCACGGGATGCCATTTTTTTGATCGTCACTTCATCCAGTCGCGGTGATGTCACGCGTGACAGCAGCGTAAACATGGATTCCGCTTTCAGATTCAGCACATCAGACAGCGACAAATCTCGCAGAGATCCAGCCTGCTCAATAGCCCCGGTGATCTCCACATACGTGATTTTTTCGCCGCCTCGCTCAATGGGTTGGGTAAGTTTTACGCCACGCTCACTGGTTTCTTTCACAGTGTCAGCAACTACCGTGTTTTCGGTATCGATGTTTTTCGTCTCTTTCATCAGGAAACTCCTTTCAGTCAGAGGCGACGCACTGCGCCGCCTGCATATTACTTATCAGCCAAGCCCAAGCGCGGAACGGATGCGATCGGGCACAATGTCCTTGCCGTCCTTCCGGTAAATGAAGTTCAGCAGGTCAATCTCCCACAACGGACGATCGTTAACACTCAGCTTGTAGTAGGTGTTTTTAATGGCGTAAGTGTGTGATGTGGCTTCGCCCTGTTTGGCTTCCCCCATATCAATTTCCGTCACACGTCCGCGCATTTCGACTTCATACAGGTCGCTTTCTGCATCGGTGTAGTATTCACCCGCAAAACGCAGCAGCGTGCCGTCAATCGTGCCGCCATACTTAAGGAACAGCGCACGAACTGCGCCCCCCATGACAAAGCTCGCATCAAGCGCGGAGTCGTCCAGACCGAGATCAATACTTACCGCCCCCATCATGCCACCACCCCGATAGCTGTCGGTTTTGCGCGTCAGTTTGGGCAGAGTGACGGACGTCACCTTACCCACTTCGTTTTCACCATCCACAAACAGCGTAAAAAAGCGAAGATGTTTTGGCACAGCCATCAGGCACCTCCCAGCACCGCAAATGCGGGTTCAAAGTATTCATCAGTAAACGTCTGGTAAAGCTCCATGTCTTCCAGTGGCGGAACGGGCGTATATTTGTAGCGAATACGCACACGCCCCTGACGTAAATCCGTGGTGCTGTTATCCACCACGTCATACCAGCACTCCGCGCCAATCAGTTTCCCGGCAGTCACCAGTGAATCCAGTTTTGCCCTGATGGCACTGATAACATCCTTCACGTTCGCAGGCGTCAGTGGACTGTCGATGGTTTCAAACTGCGCTTCCGCAATTGAATCAGCCAGCACCTGTGCGGTTCGGGTATACACCTCAAAGATGTAGGCGTTCGTTTCCGGTGTGCGGTTGCCCCAGAAGCGGAACCCGTTGCGACGAATAATGGTCGTGATTTCTTTGTTGTTGAGGCTGTTGGCATCACTGTCTTCGGCCTGCAACGACCAGAACACATGCCTGGACATCCCCAGCACATTTTTAACCGGAACGTTGGACAGCGATTTGTGCCAGCCCTGTTCATGGTCAATGTACGCACGAAGGCCGCACGCATAGGCAGGCGCGGGGAACGTTTCGTTTTCGCCACTTTTCGGGTTGTAGGCGATGAAGTCCGGCCATAAGAGCATCACTTCACGTTCGTTGAATTTCTGGCGGTAGGTAATCGCTTCAGCCATCGTGTTACAGCCGTGACATGAGGCATACACAAATGCGCGCAGTTTACCCGCAATCACGCACAGGGATTTTGTCACCGCCTCCGTGTCCAGCTCCGGCGCGGCCAGAATACGCGGACGGTATCCGATGCTTTCATCCAGCTCTGCAACAAGCAGCGCATACATCCCCGTATAGCTGCCGTCATCCTCAGAACCACCGATAACCAGTTGATCCTGCGTCTTTTCGTCTTCTTCTTTGTGTTCAGCCACGCGAACGACGATCACCTTTGTGCTCACCTGGTCTGCGATGGCCTTAAGCGCACGATAAAGCGTCCCCGTTGTTCCGCATTTTCCCAGCACGTCATTGACGCGGGTCAGCAGTGTGGGCTTGTTCAGCGGGAACAGCTTCGCGTCCGCATCATCCGCCGTTGCCACGATACCGATAACGCTGGAATCAACATCGTTAATCGCTGTTACCAGGTCGGTATTTTCCGTAACACGGGCACCATGAAAACGAGTTTCACTCATAGCTTCAGCCCCTTGTATCCGTTAAATGATTCGGCAACAATCATCACCCACCACGCGCGTAATCTCACCCCTGCGCCGTTCTCCCGCCACGGCGACAACAAAAAGCAGTAACCCCCTCCGCACGCACATGCGACCATGCCACACAGGGAGGGAGCAGATGACCGACACCACCATGCAATTGCTCAGTCAGGGCACAGACCCCGTGAAAATGCCGGATTTTGATATTCTCGCCGAGGGTAAAACGCTGTCCGGCGTGGCAGAACGCCTGATGAGCCTGTCACTGACCGACAACCGGGGATTTGAGGCGGACCAGCTCACCATCACGCTGGATGATGCCGATGGCCAGTTGCAGCTACCGCCACGGGGCGCGCGTCTGACGGTTCTCATTGGCTGGAAAGGGGAACCGCTGACAGAAAAAGGCACTTACATTGTTGATGAAATCGCTCACGAAGGACCGCCGGACAGGCTGACTGTTTCAGCCAGAAGCGCAGATTTTCGGGATGAATTTAACGTTAAACGTGAGGTGTCCTGGCATGATGTGACCGTTGAGCGTGTGGTATCCGCCATCGCTCATCGGTATGGTCTGAAACCGCAAATCAGCGAAATGCTGATGGATATCGAAATCGACCACGCCGACCAGACCGAAGAAAGCGACATGTCCTTCCTTACGCGCATGGCGGAAATGCTGGGCGCAATCACCACGGTAAAAAGCGGTAATCTGTTATTCATCATGCCCGGTGGTGGCGTGAACGCACAGGGCCAGCCGTTGCCCTCGTTCGCCATCACACGCAACAGCGGCGATCGCCATCAGTTCCGCATTGCTGACCGCGAAGCGTATACGGGGGTACGCGCTTACTGGCTTGATCTTAATTACGGGAAAAAGAAAAAAGTCAGCGTGAAACGCCGCAAACCGTCAAAACCAAAAAAGGAGAAAAGCAGCAGCCGGGAAGGCGACTATATGGAAGGTGCGGAAGGCAACGTGTTTGTGTTACGCAAAACTTATCAGAACGAGCAGGCAGCAAGACGCGCAGCGGCGGCAAAGTGGCAGCAGCTACAACGCGGAGCCGCATCATTCTCCATCACGCTGGCGCGTGGACGTGCAGAACTCTACCCCGAAATGCATGGCACGGTAACAGGATTTAAAAACGAGATTGATAATCAGGACTGGATTATTGCAAAAGCCGAGCACACCATTGATAACAGCGGCTTTACCACGCAGCTTGAGCTTGAGGCAAAAATCCCGGAATGGATAGCAGAAACAGAGTGAGCAACTTAGACATATTAGCTCAAACTTAAACTGGCAAGTTTACAGTATAGAATTAAACATAAACGACGGTCCGCTCCGTGTCAGAAGCGGACTTTGTCATCCCTATGTAAGGTTGATTGCTTAATACGCATTTAATTTAAATTTGTATTTGCCTTCTATGTAATGGATAAATTCAATTATGCTTTTTTCTATCGCATCTAATATATGAATATATCCATCCCGATTTAAGGTCCTATCCAACTCAAAGTGATGAACTATCCCATGTCTATATTGTATGATTTCAGAAATTCGATTCTCAAGAAAATCAACTGATTTTCCAATTCTTTTTTTCTTATAAAGAATCGCTCTCACATCTATATCCAGCCACTCTTTATATGCTTTGTTTAGGTGGGTTAAGTTTTGAAAAGTGTAATTTCTTGCAATAACACTTTCTATTGAAATATTTCCTTTCTCTATCTCAAGCAGAATATCAAAATCAACTTTTTGCTTATACGATGTTCTTTTTGCTATTGCGAAAGGATCGTACTTTATAAGTATTTGAAAAGCTCTAGAGAAAAAGTATTCAAACATAGCAACCGCAAAAGGTACTAATCCATTATATATAACTCTACTGGGATCCATACATTGCATGTAATCAAAGTATTCGGATAAGCCGCCATCTTCCGGTAGGTTTAATTTAATAGAAGGTTCAGGTAAGGCATGTTTAACAGCGGAAATCTCATGATGGACATGATTAAATATTGAAGAAATGCCACGACTGATCGGACTACTAGAATCCTTCCATAGAGGAGCGTACCTATTTTTCCCATAATCACCTATAAGTGTTCCACCAAAAAGACTCCTTGCGCCTTTTAGAACATCATTAAGCATTTTTACATCATGCCAACTAGCGCTATATAAATTACGCACATGCAATGCCCATTTATTACCAGATATGTGTAATTCGTCATTTGAAACAGGATATATATCAGCCGAAACTCCATCTGTAGATTTGAAGTCCGTATCATCAAACCAAGAGTAATTCAACGTTCCTTGGGGCCATTCCCACAAATGTTTACACCTTTTAAAACCTAAATTTTCAAGGTAATTTTTAAGTTCGTTTCTAGTTGCTTTTTTAGGGTACAGCGTTATATCTCTTCCCATGCTTTATTCACCTGATATACAATATTTTAAATTTTAACTATTATGAACGTATGAATTTTCACATTGGATGTATGGAAGTTCAACAACTATTGAAAGTTCAATTTTCACTCTTCGCACAGAGCGAGCTGTTAGTTGGAATTAGGGATCGTACAATCTAGAATAGCGGCAACACCACGTTAAGGGAGGTCGCTATGTTCCGTTGTCCGCTTTGTGGCGCATCTGCCCGTATCCGCACAAGTCGTCCGGAAAATGATTCAAACACCGTGCGGCAAAAGTATTACCAGTGTAACAATCTGGAATGCGGCGTATGCTTCTCAACACTGGAAGCTTTCCATAAATTCACATCGAAACACGCCTCCGGCGTTCACTCTTCAGAAGGTATCCCGTGGCATGAGCTACCAGCTTCACACAGGGGAAACAATCAGATGAGTTTGCCTTTACCTCAGAATTAACAAGCAGAATTGCCGGAGTAACAAAAAAGCGATAGATTACGCGCGGGTGCCTTTCGGCTGATGGTCGGAGGGAATACCCGAAGGCCAGATGTGGAAAGGCCCCGGAAAACACTTTTGTTTAACCGAGGCCCTAACCGTCTACCCTAAGCAAGTGAAAGGTTAGCGCCTCTCCGGAAAAGGAGCAAGTGCTATGTCGCAAAAATCGCTTACAGCCATCACGTTCTGCGTGACGGTAATCCTCATCATCTGGATGTTGCACGGTTCGCTGTGCGAAATACGGATGAGTTTCTGGGGAGCGGAGTTTGCGGCGTTCTTACAGTGTAAGCAGTAAGGAAACCGCGACGGGGGAGTAATCCCCCGTCAATCGGTTGCCAGGGTAAGGTCGATAAGGCACCCTATCTCACGGCTCTAAATGCAAAAATTCCATGAAACTGTGGGATTTTTGCATCACTACTGATACAGATCTGCCCTTCTATATGTCTCACTCTATACCAGCTAATCAATTGACACTTATCAATAAAAAAAAATCTGATAAAATCAAAATGTTTTGTAACAAATATCAACTCGTATTGATCCAAAGGAGGCGGATTACATGGCATTAATCAAATGTCCTGAATGCCAGAAAGAGGTGAGCGATTCAGCATTGTATTGCCCTGCTTGCGGTAAACAAATAAAAAAACTTAAGCGTTCATTTTTTGGAAAGCTCATTAAGTGGATATTTATATTATTTAATATTTTTATGATCTATACGCTTTTAGTTGGACTGGGAGGCACTAGTGAAATAATAAATAATGCTACATCCGATGCCGAAAAAGCCGGTGCAGTTATTGGTACAGGCTTAGGTTTAATTACCATTGGAAGTTTATGGGTTATTGGCGATATCATTATCGGAATTTTAGTATTTCTTACTAAACCAAAAGGATAACAAAATGAAAAATATAATTTTTTCTATAGGTGCATCATTTATATCAATTAGTGTACTGCCTGTTCACGCAGCAACTGAACATAATAACTTCAATGCAGTACTCCAGTGCCGAGCAATAGAAAATAATAAAGACAGACTTTCTTGTTACGATAAGTCAATACAACCGACTCGAACGAAAGTTGCTGAAAAATTCGAAAGCAGAGATCAATGCCCTGATGAGAAAGATGATGACAGACGTTTATCTTGTTATGATCGTTTTTTTTCTCCAACATTTACTCCATCTGTAAACTCAAAATCTAAAACGGAAAAGCCAGTAACAACAGAGGCTCAGCAACCAAATCTTTCTGAGATATCTAAATGCCGAGCAGAAAATGATAAAGAAGCCAGACTAAACTGCTACGATAAACTATTCCCACAGGATAAAGCTGTTCAAGCTGAATCAAAATTAGAGAAAGCCACAGATGTAGGAAAATGGCACACATCCATTACTACATCGCCAATTGATGATTCGAAAAATGTAATTTTATCGTTAGAAAGTGATGATTATATCAGAACTCCATTTGGAGAAGCGGTTACTCCCACTCTGTTTATAGCTTGCCGAGAAAAGAAAACCGAAGTATTTCTTAGTTGGGATGTATATTTAGGCCTTGAACAAACCAGCATGCTTTATCGTCTTGATAAACAGAAAGCAGTTGAGCGAAACTGGCTAGTATCTACAGATACAAAGGCTGTTTTTTATAAAGGTAATGACATTGATTTCATCCGAAAACTAGCCAACTCAAACAAAATGTATACAAAAATAACTCCTTATAATGAGAGCCCTGTAAGTGCAACTTTCAATTTAAACGGCCTGTCAAACGCGCTAAAACCACTTCAAGCTGCTTGTAACTGGAAATAGCATAAATCATGTGGCTTAGCCACAATCACAGATAACACAAAGCCCGTGAAAACGGGCTTTGTGTTATCTGTAACTCGAAAATGTGGTCACTACGTGGACACGTGCTGATATAAATCCTTTTATATCAATAAATTAAATCATCATTTTTTTCATCAACAAGGATTTTCACGTTTGTGTTACCTGTATGAGACGAGAGTTAACCGGACAAGTGTGCCATAATCTCGCGGCCAGGCATACTTGCGAAGATTTCAGGTATAAGGATACGTAATGATACAACCTATTTCCGGCCCTCCTCCTGGGCAACCACCAGGTCAGGGAGATAACCTGCCGTCTGGCGCGGGCAATCAGCCTTTATCCAGTCAGCAACGTACTTCGCTGGAAAGCTTAATGACGAAAGTGACCTCACTGACGCAACAGCAAAGAGCAGAACTGTGGGCGGGTATCAGGCACGATATTGGTCTGTCGGGAGATTCACCGCTGCTTTCGCGTCACTTCCCTGCCGCTGAGCATAATCTGGCGCAACGTCTGCTGGCCGCGCAAAAAAGCCATTCTGCCCGCCAGCTTTTAGCGCAATTAGGGGAGTATTTACGTCTGGGGAATAATCGTCAGGCGGTCACGGATTATATCCGTCATAACTTTGGTCAGACGCCGCTGAATCAGCTCTCACCGGAGCAATTAAAAACCATTCTCACCCTGTTGCAGGAAGGGAAGATGGTTATTCCGCAACCACAGCAGCGCGAGGCGACCGACCGTCCTTTATTACCGGCGGAGCACAATGCGCTAAAACAGCTGGTGACCAAACTTGCGGCGGCAACGGGGGAACCCAGCAAACAGATCTGGCAATCGATGCTGGAACTTTCCGGGGTGAAAGATGGCGAGTTAATTCCAGCGAAACTGTTTAACCATCTGGTGACCTGGTTGCAGGCGCGCCAGACGTTAAGCCAGCAAAATACGCCGACGCTGGAATCACTACAGATGGCGCTAAAACAACCTTTAGATGCCAGTGAACTGGCGGCGTTATCGGCATATATCCAGCAAAAATATGGCCTTTCTGCGCAATCATCGCTTTCTTCTGCCCAGGCCGAGGATATTCTTAATCAGCTTTATCAACGGCGGGTTAAAGGGATTGATCCGCGTGATATGCAACCGCTGCTTAATCCTTTTCCACCGATGATGGACACGTTGCAAAATATGGCAACGCGTCCCGCGCTGTGGATACTGTTAGTCGCGATTATCCTGATGCTGGTCTGGCTGGTTCGTTAG